CCGTCTCTGCTTATCTCTCGGCTTTCGCCTGCTCGGGTGGAAAGGTTAAGAACCTTTATTCAAGCCCTCCTCAAAGAGCTTGGTAAAAATTCTTAAGCGAGGGCTTGAGCGGTGATTTCAGCACAGGCTTTGATATTTTTCGTTAGCTCGTCCATAAATCCACTCTCTTGTTTTTGATATAGACGATATAACTCTTGAGTGCTTTTACCGCTTTTCTGTGCCATTAGCTTGATACTTTCTACCAATGCCATTGAAAAGAAATTTTGGTTTTCAAGAAGTTGTTTAGCTGTCATGTTATTTCCTTAGTGGGTGTTTTGTTTTGATGTGGTTATTATCACGGTTTGAAATTTAAAAGTCAATAACAAAAAGTGATTTATTTTGTAAAACATATTTCAATTTGTTATTGTTTGATTGATTTTTAAGAGAATAATTTTTTGATGAAGTAGTTTGATTGCTTGTTTTTTGAACAATAAATAAGGCTTAAGCGTGGATTTGGGGATAAAAAGGGAAGTGCGGTCAGTTTTTCGGTTATTTTCGTGGTGGTATGAGGATGTTAACGAAATAGATTTCGTCGAGATAAAAGAAAACCGCCATGAGGGCGGTTACAATGAGAAACCGATAACTATCTATGAGAAATGGTTTAAGAATAGATGTTAGTTCCGACAAATTTGTAATTGCCTGCAACGTCGATCATCAAACTTTTTCTTCAAAGCCTGTAATTTTTCTTTGCTAGCTAATTTGGGGAGATTATTTCGAACATTACTTCTTTTTTGTGCGCTCGCTATTTTATCACCGAAGTAGCGGACAAACAATTCGTACTCAGGTTTTGCCTGTGGCTCAATTTGATAGTACGAAATTTTACCATAGATTGCACACAGCCAATCGGCACACTGAATTGTTTGATATAATTTGCTATCTACTTGCATTGGTGCTTCAATGAGCTGAAACCTGCCGTTTTGGTGCATTTCGTAGATTGATTTTTTTACTAAATCTGCGCTACCTTCGCTATCATCCATAAAAATAAGGAACTGGGCATCTTCAGATTTAAATTCATCATCTAGCCGTTTGATTATCTCTGTTAGACTTGATTTATAGACTTCCTGTGGGTTATGCTGTTTAGGATCTCTAAATTTTGCTTCTCCAACATAAAAGAGAAATCCGCCTTTTGACGTGATTCTATTAATGATTCTTGAGGTAGATCGAATTAAGAAATCTTTGTATTTTTTTAGGTTAACTACTGAATACTGCTGAGAACCTTTCTTTTCCCAAGTAGAAAGCTGAAACCTTTCTCCATTACTTTTGGCTTTTTCTTTGGCTTGCTTAATGTCAAAATTTTGAAAAAGTTTAAGTTTTAAATCAAAGAAGAATGAGGAGAATGGACGAACTGCATTAATTGGTAGAACAAATCCCCCTAGCCCAAATGCGGGGTGAGTGTTGTGCTGTGAATGTTCTGATGATATGTATGGGCCTATATGACCGAATTCATCAAGATAAACGATATAAGTTTTAGCCATATTTTCCTTAGCCTAAAAGCACGGAAGCTCAACCACATAGATTGAGCCCCGGAATCAGCAGCAAACATTGCATTTCAGCAATGCCTGCTTCTGCATGTGGATATTACCCTATATTTTAGAATTGTCAAGTAAAATTTAACCATGTTGGTTAATAAACAAAGAAAACCGCACTTAATGTGCGGCTTGGGTGATTTTTTCAGCTTGTTCTATTAAGTTGGTGAAGGGGACTGCGCTAGCTAAGGCTGAAATGATTTGGATTTCTTCCTCGGCTTTTTGTTTGAATAAATCTTGGCTATTGCGATCATCAACAACAACAATGATGGTTCTATTATCAAGATCGCTGCTACTTACTACATCGCCAATTTTTCTCATTGCTGCACCTACCGCTTGCGGTGTTGGTTGGATAGCTAAGAAAAGCTGATTATCTACGGCTAAATCAAATTTATATTTGTGACCGGATATACCTTGGACTTTTGGTTCACGGCTAAAAATAGATTGCGGTTTAAGCAGCCTTAGATAATTTTCTACGTCTTGAGCAAGATTATTAATTTCATCACTTATACCAAGCTGTTGATATTCGTAATTCTTGATAATACTGAACACACTTAAATAATCTGAAATGGCATAGGGTAAGTCACTTTCTTGTGTCAGCATGTAAAGCTCGCCATCTTCTTCAACACAAACATTAGAGTGGGTGAAGTTAACTCTATCACGCAATGCGTTGACGGTAGATTTGGTAACAGGAAGCCCTTGGGTGTGAAGATGAAAAATACTATCTGCATCATCCGTAATCATAATTTGGTTCCCACAAGGCACAAGATAAAAACAAAAGGCACTCCCATCTATCCATCGGAAAGATGTGTGAATTGCAAGCCCCTTTTGACCGTCCACTGTATCGACTTCTCGACAAGTGAAAAGTGGGTGATTTGCTAGCCAATTACAGTTCATCATTATGTTCTACCAAAGAGTATTGTGGAAGGTTTCCAGTAAAATCAAGCTTTATTTTATTACAAAATAGTTTAAACCAATTTACAACATCATCAATAGGGTACTCTTGTTCCACCAGTTGAAGTTTTTCACCGATATGTTCATGACAACCGTAAATATCTTCATTATTGTCACGTGATGATTTGTTATCTTCATGAGCAGCTTCAAGTTGATATGCTCGATATTTTACTCCATTTTTTTGTTGAAACAATGTCAATACTGTTTTTTCTCGTTTTATTCTTTTGGGTCTTTTATAATCGAGTTGTACGTTTACGCTGGTTAATGTGCCTTTAATTATCGGATCTCGCTCGTCGTAAGGAATGAATTGACAAGTGACATAATTACGATTGTTAGCTGGTTTCCACTGTAAATCCTTATTGTAACTTTTAGGAATATCCATTAATGCTTTTGCCTCTGTGTAAGGCAAACAGTTTAAATGATTTGGTTTTATCATTAGATTTTTCTCTTTATTATTTTGAATTTAGTGAAATTTTATCTAAGTTACAACAGATTCATTTTATTCACAGTTACATTACCCCACAAAATTCAACTTCCGGCTTTCTATCACAACGCTCTATTCGTTCTTTTGGCTATTCTCAAAATTCAACTTCTGGCTTTGTATTACAGTTATAGCCTAGGCTTCGTCTTTAATTCTGTCTAATATTGGCTTAATAATTTCTACAAGTTTTTCTTCCAGATTCTGTTGCTCCCATAAGGCATTCCAAATGGCATCTTCTGATAGCACACTATAATTTCCTTTTGTATCTAAAGTATATTTTTTGGAACTATAGTGTAGGTCTAGCCACGTTGGTTGGTGATAAAATTCTTCAAGTTCCTGAACTAACTTAGTTGCTTCCTCCCAGTATTTTAGGCTCTGAGCTAATTCTTTTTGTAATTCAAGCAACCGCCCGTAGCTATCTTGGGCTTTTTGAATTTTCTGTTGCATTTTTACTCCTAATTTATATTGATTCTTGCCTGTAATAAAATCAACTTCTGGCTTTGGTGGGCTCTCATTACAAGCCTTGTCGATGCTCAACGGCTACACCTATAATGCGTATCTCTTGGTTGAGAGAGCTTAATGTTGGGAATACATCGTTAAGCGGCACTAATTCAAAGTGTGGAGAACCCCATTCATCAAAAGTACCAAGTTCTTTATATTTCTTAAATGTTGCTTCACCATCACCATTAACAGCCGCAACAAATTTGCCCGGTGTCGGAGCAAGGTCCGGATCGATTAACACTAAATCCCCTTCGTGAAAGCGTGTTTCCATTGACTGTCCGGATATTTGCAAAAAGAAAGCATTTTCGGAAGCCAGTGTGTTGGTTGATAAAAATTCAAAGCCCTCATCAATGTTTTGGAGATAATCAATTCCGGTCCATAAGCCGGCTTGTACTTTGCTAAGCAGTGGATATTCGCGAGATCTTACAATTTTTATTGGTTCAACATTGGTATCAAAAGCCAAAACTTGTGGATCTACATTTAGGACTTTTCCTAAGATTTTTATATCATCAAGATTCGGTGTTCGATTACCTTTCTCATAGTTAGCTATTCTTGGTTGCCCCCAATTTGAATTTGTTTTATCTAGCTGATTGCTACGTTCAGCTAATTCTTTTTGACTTATACCAAGTTGCTCCCTGTAAGCCTTGATTCTTTCACCTAACGTTGTTGACATTTTTCCCCCTTGTTTTACCTGCAATCTATTTTAATACGTTCCGTTATATTTTCATAATTTCAAATTGCAATTGCCAAACATTTCTTTTTGTGATTTTATTTGTATGGAATTTATTACAAATGGAAATATATATGAACAATATTGCAAAAATCCGCAATCAAATTGGTGTAACTCAAACTCAATTGGCGAGCAGTATTGGCTGGAGTCAACCAAGAATTGCAAATTACGAAACCGGAACCCGTAAGCCATCATTGGCTGTAGCGAGACAAATCATTGTTGCACTAAACATTTTGGGTGCGAATGTCTCTCTTGACGATGTTTTCCCTGTCAAAAACTAATCTACCCGATTTCCCCCAAATGAAAACCATAAAAAACCACAGGAAATTATGGCGATGAAGAAAATGATTATTGAGATGATCGAGAAAGTACCGGGCGGTAAAAGTGCGGTCGCAGGCTTTCTTGGTTTTTCAGAAAGCGAGCTAAACAATCGGCTCTATCAGACGAAAGGGCAGCGATTTAAGACGGAAGAGTTAATCGCTATTCAGCAAGAGTACGGCTTAACGGATTTTACCGATTAGATTTGCAGACTGTCCGGTGGTCGTTTTGTACCGAATGTGAGCGCAGATGAGTTAGACAATGCGGAATTATCTTTCTTGCAGATTCAAGAATTATCTGCACGCGGGTTACTTTACAAAATCTTAGAGCAGGCATTGCAAGACGGTGAAATAACGTCACATGAGGAAGACAAAATTCGTCAAGCCTTGAGCAAGCATTTATCGGCGACACAGCTTTCGATTGAGAGTGTGATTGTATTAAACAAACGGCAATAAAAAACCACGGCTGCAACCGTGGCAATTTTCTATCTATGGAGATGTATTTAGTGGGTAAATTATTACCAATAATTAACGAAAATGCAAGCACTTTGACAATGAGCAGTCGAGAGATTGCGGAATTGTGTGAAAAAGAACATCGACATGTTACTCGTGATATTGAAATGATGTTTGAGCAACTTGAAATTAACTCTGAGGGGTATGCCCATTTTTGGACATACTCCCAAAATGGGCAAACTTACCGAGAATTTCTTTTACCTTACGATTTAACCCTTACGCTCATTGCCGGTTATAACGTCAAATTACGCAAACGTATTATTGATCGCTGGCAAGAACTCGAAAATCAACAAAAACCGGCTATAAATATCCCACAATCATTTTCTGAGGCATTACTTTTAGCGGCTGAATTACAAGCTGAGAAAGAACGTAATGCACCTAAAGTGGCTTTTGTAGATCATTATGTCGAAGTGGGAACAAGTAAATCCTTACGCGAAACCGCTAAGATTTTGAAGATGCCGGAAAGAGCATTAATCAATCGCTTGATTGATGACAGATTGCTTTATCGTCAATCCGGTAATTTGTTGCCGTATCAATCTGCTCATTCAAAAGAATTGTTCACCGTCAAAACCGGCACGGCAGAACACGGTCACAATTTCACACAAACACGAGTGACAAGCAAAGGTATTGAATTCATTGCGTCACGTTACGCTTCGAAGTTGATGTTATGAGTCGATTTATTCCCAATTCTTTTCAAATTCCAAATTCTTTTGTTGATGAATACTTAGATTCACTCTCCGGCAAGGCTATTAAGTGTTATTTGCTCATTGCACGGAAAACGACTGGTTGGAGAAAAGATTCCGATCGTATTTCTACCTCTCAATTTATGGCTCAATGCGGTATTAAAGATCGAAAAACGGCTTATGCAGCAATAGAAGAATTAGAATCGGTGAATCTGGTTAATATTGAGCGTAAACAAGGTGAAATTAACGAGTTTTCACTCAACTTTTTCATTGATGAAAATAACGATTTTAAACCAGTACCAAAAATTGGCACTCTACAAAAAACAATATACAAAATATCCCCCCCAAGGGGAATCGGCTACGCCTGCGATTGGAAAAATCAACGCAGAAAATATTCCTTTGCCGGGTTATGTCGATCGTGAGACATGGATCGCTTATTGCCGAATGCGTAAAGCCAAGCGGGCGGAAATTAAAACCCAAGATACGATTAATCGATATTTACGAGACTTGGAAAAACTCAGTGGGGGTGATCCTGATTTGGCGAGGGCAATTTTAGATCAATCTATCGCCAACACCTACACCGGGTTATTTGCGCTGAAGTCCTCGCCTAATCGAACGGTAAACTCAAGTGCAAGCAATGATCCTTTTGCCGATAGCGGCACATGGAGCGTGGGAAGAAAATTAAACATCGCTCCAAGTTTAATTCCGGAGTATTTACGATGAACGCAATTATACCAACTCAGAAAAGTGCGGTCGAAAAATCCGATGTTTCCGGTAATGCAACGAAATTAATTGACCGGATGTTTGCCTGATTGAAATCGCTTTTCCCAGCTGGGAAACAGGCATTTGACAGCATGGAAACTTACAACGAAACCAAGCAAGTATGGCTTGAAGAATTGCTCAAAGCGGATGTGATGACCCCATTGGCATTAAAACGTGGATTAGATCGAGCAGCGGGTTCTGAAAGTCCGTTTTTCCCTAGTGTTGGACAATTTATTGCTTGGTGTAGTGAAGACTATCACGCACTGGGTTTGCCGAACGAAACGGAATTATATCAACGTTATAAATCACTCTTGGGTTATGCCCGATTCAATCAAGCAGAATTTGACTACCGCTCAAACGTTGAGTTTTGGCTATTGAAAAATATCTACGAGAAATGCCGGAAAAAATCGGAAGAGGACACGCTGAAATACATCCCTAAGTTACTTGACAATGCAGCGAAAAAAGTGCGGTCGAATTTTGTTTTTGAGGACATTCCGAAAATGATTCCAGAGAAACCGAGTTTTTACGACAAAGCCCGCGCAGACCAAGCGAGAGAAAGAGCAATGGCCATAATTCGAGGAGCAATGCAATGACCGACACTAAATACCAATGTCCTAAATGCGGTGGGGAAATTGAGGATTGCAGTGCCGGTGATGAATGGGGTTGGTTTGAGACGAACCTTTTCGCTGTGCCGGGCATTACACGGGACGATTCCCGAATGTCAGTCGGGATTGCAGTTTAAACCGCACGAAGTCTTGCGGTTGGTTTAAGTTGGAAGAGTTGAAAAAGGTCGGTGGGTATGAATAAAAAACTATTACGTCAATTTGTAAAAAGTCAATTTCCAACACTTGATTTTAATCAAGTTTGTGCGACTGGAAGAATTAAGATTCAGATAAATCTCCCTTTTATTTTGAAAGGCTTAGATTATAGAAAATTAACTAAAGCCAGACGAATTAAAGGGATTGCAAAAATTAAGGGGCTGACGTAGATTAACAGTTATGTTAGTCTATAAAAATGAAGATAACCCATTGTAAATTAAAGAAATCTATACAAAAAAGGTTACTTGAATTTTTTGTGCTAGAAGTGACCGCTCGTTCAGCAGCAGATCTCCTCGGTATTCAGCCTAATTCGGCAATTCTGTTTTACCATAAAATTCGCCAAGTCATCGACTACCATTTATCCCTTGAAGTCGATGAGATTTTTGAGGGAAAAATTGAGCTGGATGAGAGCTATTTTGGTGGTCATCGTAAAGGAAAAAGAGGACGAGGCGCCAGCAGGAAAGGTCGCTGTATTTGGCATTTTAAAACGACAGGGAAAGGTCTTCACTGTCGTTGTTGAAAATACCAAGAGCGAAACGTTACTTCACTGTTATTAAAAGGAAAATTAAGCCCGATAGCTGGGTTTATACGGATACTTATCGTAGCGATGATGCTCTTGATGTGAGTGAATTTCACCACGAGCGAATTAATCATTCAGAGATATTTGCCGAGCGAGAAAATCCCATTAATGGGATTGAAAATTTTTGGAGTCAAGCCAAGCGAGTACTTCGAAAATATAATGGAATAAACCGAAAAAACTTTCCCTTATTCTTGAAGGAATGTGAATTTCGGTTTAACGTTGGGACACCTAAAATGCAGCTTAAAACCTTGCGAAAATGGTGTGAAATTTAGGGCTAATCTACTTCAGCCCCAAAATTTATCCAAGAAGACGTAAAAATGAATTTGTGGTTCTATTTATTTTTTCAGAGAGATTTTTTAATGAGGGTTGGGAAGTTTAATGGCTAGATTTCAGATGACGAAGTTACCGGGGGGAACTTTTGTGCCGGCAACGGAAACGGAAGCCTTGCAGAAGTTCCGCAACGGCGAGCAATACGAAATCGAAATTAAGCAAGTTCGCAATCCGGCATTTCATCGTAAGGTTTTCGCCTTTTTTAATTTCTGTTTTGAGCATTGGGCCGCAGATAAAACCGAATGGAAATACTTTGACGAACGCAAGCAGTTTGACACTTTCCGCAAGAATCTGACAGTGATTGCCGGCTATAAAGATGTGACTTACAAATTGGACGGCAGCCTACGGGTAGAAGCTCAAAGTTTGAGTTATGGCAATATGGAGCAAGATGAATTTGAAAAATGTTACTCAGCATTAATCAATGAATCAATGCCGCGCTCAAAGAGATTTTTGGTAATACCACAGATGAGAATGTGATTAACCAGTTATATGCGTTTTTTAGGGGAAATAATGGCAAATCTATGAAAAGAAGCGAAAGAGCGTGAGTGCCAAGTGAGACTTGCAGGCATTTGCAATTTTAATCCGAAAACGACGGTATTGGCGCATATCAGAATGGCGGGGATTACTGGTGTAGGGCAGAAAGCAACCGATATATTGGGTGCTTGGGCTTGTAGTTCTTGTCACGATGAAATTGATCGCCGTACCCGCTGCTGTGATTTAGACGAAGTAAAACAGGCTCATGCAGATGGAGTATTTCGGACGATTGCAAACTTAGTCAATGAAGGGAAAGTAAATGGTAGATGAAGTCGTCTTAGAGCTCCCATACCTGCCGACAGTAAATCACTACTGGAAGCATACCCGCAATGGCATTCATTACGTGACAAAGCAGGGAAAGGCTTATCAAAGTGCGGT